TTGTGCTGTGGAGAAAATCAGAAAAGGCACTCGGTGGAATGGATTTTATACAGAACGGATGCTTAATGACATCAAGGGGTGCAAGTGGGAAAATATAATAATAAAACTTCTTTGATATGAAAACATGTGTATTTATAACCGGAACAAATAGTGTTGGGAAAACAACGCTTGCCAAAGCTCTGATAGAACGGTTCGGCGGTATCAAAGAAACAGCGAAAGAACTAACCTTTTGCAATGATTCAAGAGTATGTTTTGCCGGACGATACAGAGATGAAAACCGCTTCGGAGGTGTAGACGCATTAAACTGTACCCGCGTTCTTCCCGATGTCGTTGCCAAAGGCCTTGAAAGATGTGAAGTAATTTTCTGTGAAGGTTCGTATCTTGATACTTTCGGGATGAATCTCACAGATGCGATGTTCAAAGCCCAAAGACATCTGATTGTATTCCTTTATGCAGACAGTAAAACAATTCATTCCCGGTTGCTTCTTCGGGGGAAAAAAGGGGTTTCATATCAGACATTGCCAAAGCAGAAAAGAGCTTGCCAAGCTGCGGGAAAATGGGCAGAAATAGGCGTACCCGTTCTTTGCTTCAACACCGGCATTATGACAGTTGAAGAAGAAATAGAGCAAATTTGTATCAAGCTGCGTTCTATTTGCAAAAATGGATAAAGTGCAGACAATCATAGCATTAATTAATAAGAACAATGGCAAAATATTATCAGTCACCAAGATGGAGCAACGAAATTGCAGATTGCAGTATGCCAATGACATTCGACACGTATTCAAATTGTTCATTTGGCTGCTTGTATTGTTTTTCGCAGTTTCAACGTGCCGTAGGCGATAGCAAAGAGGCATATTTGCATAAAGAAGTTCACAGCGTATCTGTTGAAAAAATAAAAAAGATGTTTTCGGACCCGGATAAGTATGGAGGCCAGTTCAAAGAGTACATCAAGCAGCGGAAGGTTATGCAATGGGGCGGTTTATCTGACCAATTCGACGGCTTTGAGCGTACCCGCGGCATTACTCTTGAATTACTTCGTTTTTTTAAAGAAATCAATTATCCTTTGTGTTTCTCAACAAAGGCTACATGGTTCACGAAAGATGAGCGTTATATGGACCTTATACGCGGACAGAAGAATTGGAACTTCAAATTTTCCATCATTACGCTGGACGAACAGAAGGCGCATATCATCGAGAAAGGTGTACCATCTCCCAAAGAGCGTCTTGACGCGCTGGAAAGGATTGCAAATGCTGATGCCGGAGGTGCGACGCTCCGGCTCCGGCCTTTCATTATCGGAGTATCAACACCAACATACCTTGACCTTATCCGTGAAGCCGCCAACAGAGGAGCAACGGCCATGAGTACGGAGTTCTTTTGCGTTGAGCAACGTTCCCCAACCTTGAAAGCCTTTATGCCGACTTTCAACGAGCTATGCGGATTTGATGTCATGGAGTTCTACCGCAAATATAGCATATCATCTGGCTATCTTCGTCTGAACCGGAAAGTGAAAGAACCTTTTTTTAAAAACATGAAAGCACTTTGCGAAGAGGTCGGGATGCGCTTCTACGTTTCCGATGCGCATTTCAAGGAATTGTGCTGTAACGGTTCATGTTGTGGCCTTCCTTCTTCCTGGAACTATTCACGCGGGCAATGGTGCGAGGCATTACAGATAGCAAAGGAAAATGGATATGTACATTGGCCGGATATAAAAGGGGATATTGAAAAACTGGTAGGCGACTTTGAATGGATTCGCGCAATAGGTTTCAATACCAATAGCTCGGAAAAGAAAGCGAAATTTGACACAATGACAATGGCCGACTACATGCGTTGGCTTTGGAATAATCCGCAGGCGGGGCAAAGTCCATACAAACTATTTGAAGGTGTCCTGCTTCCCGTTGGGAAGGATGAAGAAGAAAATCTGATATACAAGTATAACGGTCACGAATAATGGCAGAAACAGAGAAGAAGAAAGCAAAGAAAATGAAAGACTACCGGCAAGCGCAGATTGTCCGGTTGGACATTATATCAGAGCTGTACAAGCGCGGCTATTCCTACCGGGAAATCCGCGATGAAGTAATGGCCCGGCTTGACTTGTCTTCTTATTCACTTCGTACTGTAAGCAAGGATGTTAACAGACTTCTGCAGGAATGGCGGGAAACCCGTATCGAAAACACAGACTTGGCCTTGCAGTTAGAACTTGAAAGGCTTGACGCGATTGTAAAGGAGGCCTGGGCTGCTTGGGAGAAATCCAAAGAGGATTACACAACCAGGAACAGTAAACAAAAAGGTGTTCCCGGTGATTTGGTGAAAAAAAGCGATTATGAAGGCAGTGATACCAAATCGGAGGAAATCATTACCGTACAAATGGAACAGTCAAGCAAAGAGGTTGTATGTACGGGGGACCCGCGCTATCTTGATATAATTCATAAGGCTCTGATTGAACGTAGAAAGCTTCTTGGGCTGTATGCTCCGGAAAAGAAAGATATTTCCGGAGGAATGTCCTTTGAAGCTCTTTTAATGGAAACCGGAATTGTAGATAATGAGGAAAAATGAGGCTGACATAAAGAAACGTGCCGCCATTTTATTCGCATCATGGAGGGCAGATTGGAACAAATTCATCAAAGAGGTGCTTGGGGTAACTCTTGACGAGGAACAGCAGGACATTGTTACGGCTGTACAGACAAACAAACTTGTTTCCGTCCGTTCCGGTACTGCTCGTGGCAAGGACTTCGTGGCTGCATGTTGCGCTGTTTGTTGGCTCTATCTGAAACCACGATGGAACACAAAGGGGGAACTTATAGAGAATGCCAAAGTTGCGCTGACAGCCCCAACAGACAGACAAGTGAAAAATATCATGATGCCGGAAGTTTCCCGGCTTTACAATCGTGCCAAACGCCGTAATTTTGTCCTTCCCGGAAGATTGAATGCTTATGATATAAGAACTGACAATGATGAATGGTTCCTAACGGGATTCAAGGCTGATGAGAACAACCATGAGGCGTGGTCCGGATTCCACGCTGTGCACACGTTCTTTATCGTCACGGAAGCTACGGGTATTGTTGATGATACATTCGAGGCCATTGAAGGTAACTTGCAGGGTGATTCGTGTCTCCTACTTGTCTTTAACCCCAATACGAATATCGGATATGCGGCACGCAGCCAAAAGGCAAAACGATGGAAAAAATTCTGCCTCAATAGCCTTACTGCCCCAAATGTGAGGGAAAAGAAAAATATCATTCCCGGCCAGGTGGATTATGAATGGGTGAAAGAAAGGGTTGAGATTTGGTGTGAACCAATCAGAACAGAAGATATATCGGAAAAAGAAAATGATTTTGAATTTGAGGGACAATGGTACCGTCCTTCGGACCTGTTCAGAAAAAAGGTGCTGGGCCAGTTTCCTAAAGTCGATGAAGATTCATTGATACCGTTACAATGGATTGAACTTGCGCAGGAACGATGGAAAAATTATCATCTTGGGAACCGCAACTACTGTCGTTTGGGTGTGGATGTCGCAGGAATGGGACGCGACTGCTCCGTTTACTGTTTCCGGTACAACAACTACGTTGAGAAGTTCGACAAACACAATTCCGGTGGAAGGGCCGACCACATGAAAGTTGCAGGGAAGGCCATGAATGTAACCAAGAATACAACTGGAACAATGATATTCATTGATACTATCGGGGAAGGTGCGGGTGTTTATTCGCGCTGTCTTGAGGTGTGCGACGAAGAAGGACTGAATACTAAAAAGGCCAATATTCATAGTTGTAAATACAGTGAGGGGTCTAAGACCAAAAGCGGCAAGGAATTGACGGATATAACCGGACAATACACGTTTGCCAATATGCGCGCTTATCTCTTTTGGTGTGTCCGCGATTGGTTGAACCCGGACAACGGTATGAATGCCATGCTGCCGCCAGGTGGAACTTTCGCCGAAGAAGCGACAGAAATCAAGTTTAGCTTCATGGGAAGTGGAAGAATAATCATTGAGCCTAAAGAGGACATAAAAGAACGGCTGGGCTTCTCCACGGATGAATTTGACGCACTTGCCAATACCTTTTATCCTGTACAACTCGTACATGAAGACGCTTACGACAGATACGAAGAAGATTTGGAAGATGAACTTTATTAAAGACATAACTTATGAAAACGATTGATGAAATTCTAAACAGCGCACGGATACCGTCGCAGATAATTGAGGATTTGAAATTCAAGACTGTTTCCGTACCACCTTGGAGCAAGCTTGAAAAAGAATACGAACCGAAATATCACCCGGTAATGACGGACAAGACCTACCGTGACTTCGTAAACAAGAAGGGTGAGCTTATCCGTATGTGTCGTATCACTATGGGATTACAAAAACTGGCAGTAAAACGCATGACGGAGCTTGCATTTGGTATTCCGGTCAAACGTGTGTACAACGCTAAGAATGACAGCGAAAAGAAGGTTGCCAAGATTATGGAGGGGATATTTGACAAGAACAAAATAAACAGTGTCAATATCGAACGCGGACGCTATCTGTACGCCTCTTGTGAATTTGCCACAATATGGTATAGCCAAATTCAAGAAGCTGTATATGGAGGGGAAAAAAGTAGTTTAAAGCTGCGGTGTAAGACCTATTCCCCCATGAAGGGAGATTTGTTATATCCGTTGTTTGATGAATATGACGATATGATTGCTCTTTCCATTCAATACACCCGTGAAGTGAGGAAAGAGAAAACAACCTACTTTGAAACCTATACAGACCACAAGCATGTTCGGTGGGTGCAGTCGGGACGTAGAAGCGAATGGATTGAGGAACTTAACGAAGACATCAAAATTGGGAAGATTGCAGGCGTATATGGCACCCGTCCGGAACCCATATGGGAGGATGAAAGTAAGAATTTGTTTGAGGCAGAATGGTCACTATCCCGAAATGGGAACTATCTGCGTAAGAATAGCAAGCCTAATTGGGTAGTGTTCTCAGATGATGATATACAAAGCGGTAAGGAACCCAATGATGATAGGACTTCCAGGAATGTCCTTCATTATCCGGCAAATGCGAAAGCGGGTTATCAGACATGGGAACAAGCTATTGAAAGCCTAAAATTCCATGTTGAGAATATCCGTAAGAATTTCTTTGTTCAACTGCAATTGCCGGATATGTCGATGGAAAGCATGAAAGCCTCCCCCATGTCCGGTGAAGCCCGGAAAATGATGTTTATTGACGGCCAGTTGAAAGTTACCGATGAAAGCGGCATATGGCTTGACGTGTTTAGTCGGGAAATAAATGTAGTGAAAGCCTTCATGAAAAAGATGTACCCGTCATTAGTTAGTGCGATTGACAATATGGATGTTGAGGTAATCATTACCCCATACAACATTAAGGATGATGCGGAACAGATTAACAATTTCTCAAACGCTACCAATGGAAAAGCAATAGTTTCAAGGAGAACCGCTATCAAGAAACTTGGAATAGTTGACGATGTGGATGAAGAAATTGCGCAGATAGAAGCGGAAGAAGCACAAGAGAATATGTCCGCAATAGAGGAACCTACTATCTGATTGATTTATTATGGAAGCAAGTAAATTCGATAAGAAACATATCGCCAACCTTAATAGAATTGCGCGTGAGATAGATACCCTATACTCGGAAATCATCAAAGAAATTGCCCAAATTGGCGAGCGTTCCGGATTCACCGGGGAAAAGCCTTTCTCCTTTGATGATTTTCCGGGATTAAAGTCACGTGTTGACAAACTGTTTGAGAAATTACATCAAGGAATTTATGAAACAATAACGAAGGGTAATGAGGAAGCGTGGAATTTAAGCTGCGATAAAAACGATTCTTGGGTTGATGAAATAACTTTATCAAGCCGACTGACAAAAGCGCAAATTTCGCAATTTAAACCACGAAATTTGGAGGCTTTGAAATCGTTTCAGACCAGGAAAATAAACGGCATGGGATTATCTTCGCGGATTTGGAAAATAGTTGATAGTGGTATTTCTGAATTTGAGCTTGCTTTGGATATTGCTTTGGGGGATGGACGGAGTGCGGCGGCATTAAGCCGGGACATACGGCGCTATTTGAAAGAACCCAAGAAACTGTTTCGGAGAGTGAGGGACAAACACGGAAACCTTGTTTTATCCCAACGTGCAAAGAACTATCATCCCGGCCAAGGCGTGTACCGTTCATCTTATAAAAACGCAATGCGATTGTCGCGCAGCGAAGTGAACATTGCCTACCATACGGCAGATTACGAGAATTGGAAAGGAAATGCCCTTGTTTTGGGATTTGAAATCATCCTTTCAAACAATCACCCGGTAACGGATATTTGTGACGAATTGGCCGGGAAATATCCGAAAACGTTCAAATTTGTAGGCTGGCATCCGCAATGCCGATGTGTAGCGGTTCCTATTACACCCAAGTTTGAGGACTTTATCAAATATGAAGAAGCTATTCTTGCTGGCGAAGATGTTTCTAATTATCAATTCAAGGGCCGAATAAAGAAGGTTCCGCAAAAGTTCAAGGTATGGTGCAGAGAAAACCAAGAGCGAATAAAGAAGATGACCGCGAAAGGGACATTGCCGTATTTCTTGAAGGACAACGAACAATTCTACAAGGCGGCTGCGTAAAAAGAAACCCGTGTAAGAATAATCCTACACGGGTAAACTTTGTCTAAAAGTCTCTGATTATAAAGAGGCCGCACTTAATTCAGCCCCCATTTTTTTTATAGCTTTCAGTATCTTATTAGTGGTTCTTTCTCCTGCATAAGCTACACCACTCTTATACTGTCTCATTTTACTTTCATTTATGCCTGCATATTGGGCAAACTTACTGACATTAATCCAATCAAAGTAGTTAAAGAAGGAAGCTATATCAAATTTAAACGTTACTTGCATATCGGTAAATTCATCCGGTAGCATTCCCATTTCTTTTTTTATCATTTCTTTTGCTTCATCTATACTAAATATAAAATTAGCCTTTGCAGCTTCTACACTTTCACCATACCCACCGAAGCTATAGTGGTTTATTTCTTTCTCCGAATAAATGGAATAAAATCCATCATTCCCTTTTTTCACAATAGCCGTTACTTTCATATCCGTTATGCTTCATCACCATGTTCTAACAAATATTCAGGAGCTATATCAGCCCCATTTGCCCAAAAAATCGTACCGTCTATTCCGTATCGGATAAATTCATTTTCATCTTCCAACTCTTTGTATGCTGGAAGTTTCAAAAGCGGTGTTAAATCCACCTTTCTTTTTTCTCCATTATTGAAAGTACACAAGAGGGTGTGTCCTCCCAAATAATCTGCTGATAAAACTTGTAATATCATAATCGTTTATATTTTATCGTTTAATTTTTTCTATCTTATCTCCCTTTTGTGCCTTCTCCCATATTTCAAGGAGTTGTGTTTCGTGTTCATCAATATATTCATTGATAACGCGGATTGTCTTTGAACTTCCTTTGCCTTCAACCATTCTGTCTTTTATGGTTATAGTAAACCATTCGCCACCGTCTTTAATATGCAGGTGGGGCGGGTTGTGGTCTTGGCCGTACATATAAATTAGAATTCCACGTATGATGTCTATTGCACTCATAAATATTATTCTTTATTTTTAATGCTACAAAAGTAGCGATTACGTTACTTTTTACAAAATAAAAGGGTAACAAAATCGCTACCCTTTCACTTTTTTAACGATGTAGTCAGAACGGAAGCTCATCAATCATAGGCCTACAATCCTTAACTATGAATTTGCTGACTTCAAACGATTTAACGGAACAAAGGACATAAGCCTTTTTATCCAATGTTTCAGCCAGCCGTTTTGCTTCATTCTCTGCACTTTCAATACTTTTGTGTTTATATGCCGGAGTGTTCTCCCCTTCGACAAACACCATAAAAAAAGGACTTTCTTTCATGTCTGATTTTGGAAAATTTTCGATTTTCATAATCTGTTTGGTATTAGTTAAAAATCATACTCAAGCTTATTAAAATTATCAATCAAGTAGTTATCATAGCAAGTGTCACACATTGAAAATGGTGCAAAACAATTGAATCCGTTAACCTCATATTCTTTTCCGCAATTTTCGCAGATACGGATTTCTTTAAGTTCCTCATTGTCGCTCATTTCTTTTTCGTTTTAAGCTTTTTCAATCTACATCATTAATACTAATTTCTCCTTTCAATACTCGTTCTACCTGCCGGTCAAGTAATTCTTGAAATTCTATTTGGCATATAAGAGAGCAATCCGGTATAATCTCTTTTACTGGGTCTCCCCGCCACGTTGGTAGTTCATCCAAGAAGATGCACCCGTCTTTATCTTTCAGACACGTTGCACCTACTTCTCGTTCAATCTCAGCCATTCGAGCAAATACTTCCGGAAAGTCCTTCCGTATCTTATTCCAATAGCCCATGCCACCTTTAACGCAACCGATACAATTATTGTTATTATAGCCCATCTTGTACATGGCTGGGATTTCAATGCCGGCCTTCCAAAGCATTCCCATTGCATCCTTTTTGGTTATCTGTCGCTCGATAAGTGGGAACAACGGCTTTGTATCAGGATATTGCTGTTTAAAGCGGATAGCTCGATTGATTTCTTTCGGGTCAAAGTCGAATCCCCAAACTTGACCGTCCCAATTTCCCAACTCTTTTTCCAGCTTGTAACGGACTTGTTTCTTTAGTTCGAATGTGCAAGCTGCACCAGTAGGACCATTGATGTACCGTTTTTTAATCAGTACATCTTTTACGTTAAAAAACTTATCGCTGCGAATGGTATGAATTGGCTGCCCGTACCATCTCTCGCAATCTGAGATAAATCGGACATTATCAGGATGCCCGGAACCTGTTTCGATGTAGTAAATCTGCACATCATCATACAGACTTAGTGCTATCTTACAAGCTACTGCGGATGTTACACCGCAACTAAACCAAGCTATTATCATTTTATTCCTTTCTTCTCTTATTTACTCATTGTTTCTTTGCTTTACTTGTTCAACCAAAAACTTTCTAAAAGCATTTTTGTACTGGCTGTGAATGATTTTATACTGATGTGATAAATTAGGCAATTGCTTGTACCCTTTACCATGTAAGAACTTGGCTACAAGTTCAATCTTTTCACGGTTACTGAAACCTCTATCTTTGCACATATTCGTTATACAAACATTCGCCTTGCTGGTAGGCTTCTTTTCAACCGATGGCATGTATTCATGCCTGCCATAAGCGTGCGTTCTCGGATAACCGACTGCATCACCTAAATACTCACCAGTAATAAAATCAAATTCACCGCTAATTAAGCTGTCTGCTATTTCGCCCATATTCTTTACTCCTTTCCTTTTTTCTGTTGTCCTTTGCGCAATACCTCATGTTTTGAGATGGTGCATTTTCTTGTATTCTTTGGATTGCCTGGTTCAATCCCGGCTTTCCATAAAGTCGGAAGTTTACAACCTATCTGAAATGGAGTGAACTTCTCGTAAATTGCGGCAAGAGAACCAAAGAAGTGTTCCCGCTTTCCTTCAACCGGAACTGCGAACTTTACTTTAATGATGTAAGATTTAGTTATTTTTCCCATTTTCCCAATTTCTGATATTTTTGTTTGTCACTTTGATAATTTATCAAGAACGAATATTATTCTACGTAAAAACAAAGGAAAACAATGTTATTGTGTTGACGGCTGCAAGAAATTACCTGCAAGCCGCCTTGATTACTTCCTTTTTCATTATGCTGTTTTTAATTGTTCAACAGTGACCGGAACAACACGCGCACAAGCGTAGTAAGAATTGTCGGTAAGTTGCCTTTGCCATGCCATAAAACGAGGCGACCAACGGAACCCGTTGCTTTTCAACTTGGAAATAGTTTCTGAATCCGGTTTTCCGGGAAAGATTATTTGCAACCTATCTTCGGAGAAGTTTTTCACCACTTTTCCACCTTCAAATTCAATCTCAACATCTTCTTTGTTCGTCTTTTCTTCTTGTGCCTTGCACACAACTTTTGCCATCTCTACGAGCTTAAAAAATTTGTGACGTTCCGTGATGATTGATGATTGCTTGTTCAGTTCGCGAACATAAGCAATAGCTTTCTCTACAGTTGCAACATCACCTCGCTTTGCGTATGTTTCAACTTTACCGTATATGCTGGAAACAAACAGAGCCTTGTTATACCCTCTTTCAGTTCCTTCATTGATACCCTTGATTGTGCAAGCGGAAGAATAAATTGAGCGTTTGAGCCGCATCCATTCTTCGTTTTTTCTCTGTTCGGATGGTTTAGCTTCTTCAATCCGGCGGGCAATTGCTTTGAGAGCCTTTTCCCGCCATTCTCTGAACTCCCTGCATGATGCATCGTAAGAATTGTTGGCCTTCTCATTTCTACGAGTGGGAAAACGCGCCGGCCCGGTAATCATCGCGCTCATTATACGGGAATGTTTGCTAAACAGAGTACGAACCCAATCCTTATACTTCGTGATGTAACGTTCCTTCTCACTTTCCGGCATATTTGCGAGGTCAGAGTTCAACTCCTTTTCATAATCGCGAATGTACTGTGTGGCGCGTTCATCCGGGACGAAACTTGTAGAGTAGAAGGCATTGTAAGCCGCTTCCCAAAGTTCTTCAAGGTTTACTTCATACTTCCATGAAAGGATTTCCCACATTGAAAGTTCATTGTCATATATCACAATAGAATCACCAAAACCCGGTCTTGATGCAATATGCGCATAATCTCTACGCATCATATTCCCGCCTAAGTCTTGTCCTCTCCATTCAAAAAGCCATTCTCCGTATTCCGGATGCTCTATTTGTCTAACAGTCGCTGCTCTATGGCAGTTCTTTTTACTTAAAATTACTTGATTTTCCATGTTGTTGTGGAGTTTTGCCCGGCTGGTTAGACCGGGCGTGACCTATCAATAATTTGCTTTCTTTTGTTTGGTGTTTGCAACGAATGTCTTGTTAGAGCCTTTGAGGTTTATTTCCCCAAGGTTTTCCCAATCTCCGTTTACCCAAATTTTTGTAATACAAGAACCCTTGTACTTATCAAGATTGGCTTTTATGAGTTTCTTTGCCAGAGCAAGAGAGTAGAACGTGAAAATGTCTTTCCAATCTTCGCACTCGACATCGTATTCCCATCTCTTTAGTTCCTTGTTGAACTTGTCACCAATGTATTTATGGTATACAGGCTCAGTGAAATATACTGTATATTGTTTCATTGCGTTGTTGATTTATGCAGGGCTTTCGCTCTGCTATTTGAATTTATCTTACTTCGTAATAAGGTTGTTCGCCTCTAATAACTCTCTTTGCATCTGCAATACTGATATACAGCTTTGATTCATCATTGTCTATGATAGCGAATTCTTGATGAAAGTCATCTTCAAACATTGTTATTGTGTGGCCTTTGTAACCAACTTCTTTGATGATATTCCTTGTCATAATTATTCGATTACTTGTTATAAAATGACACCTGCAATCCGCGTCTTAATTTACATACGCATTTGTCAAGGCCTGCCTTCAAAGCCCGGTCAATAAATTTATTCAAAAGCTCAATTCCGATAAGAGCGATTAATCCAGCAACGCCTACCAGCTTATTAATCCGGTTCCCGTTTTCATCTACTCCGTAGACTTTCATACGGAAGTTGCGATTGATGAATGTTTTCGTGTAGTTTAGAATACCTTTTTTCATTGTTGTTGTGAATTTAAGTTCTAAGTACCTCATTGTTAAGTACATGGCGAATATAGAAAGTTATTTTAAAATAGCAATATTTATGTCAAATATTTTTATAACCTTTTCATGTTATTTATATTCGTTTACCTTTGCTTGTTAAGTTCTTAATTAAATAAATCGTGCTAAATAAAAGCTTATTATATAAGCTAAAAGGCAAATATCCATTAGTTTTGTATAAACTAATTAGGTGATTTAATATGAGCATAAAACGTTTTATCTTGGATTCGTTGAAAACCAAGTTTGCTGGGATAGACGAAAAAGTATTGAGCAGGATAGCGGCAACAGCCGTAAAGACTGTAAAGAATGAAGAGGAAGCCAAAACTTATGTCGAGGAACTTACTCTACAACAAGTGATTGATAGCTATTCAGATAGCCGGGTGACTGATGCAAAGGAGAAGGCTATAAAGAGCTATGAGGAAAAATATGGTCTGAAAGACGGTAAACCCGCCAACCCAGATGAAGAAACCGGAAGTGAAGGAAACGAAGATGGGAATGGTGGAACAAATGGAAACGGTAAAGTTGACAAAACAGAAGGTAATACGGGTAATGAAGATGTTCCGGCTTGGGCTAAAGCCCTTATTCAATCAAACAACGCATTGAAAGAAGAACTGTCGGCGATGAAGGCAGGAAAAGTTGCCGATACCCGGAAGGCTACTTTGGATGCACTATTGAAAGATGCCCCCGAAAAAACGAAAGCGGCCTACTTGAAGAACTTTAACCGTATGCAGTTCAAGGATGATGCGGATTTTAATGAATGGATTGAAGAAATCACTCCTGACATTGAAGATGCAACAACCAGCCAGGCTGCAAGCGATGGTGTTGTCGGAAGGCCAAAAACTGGTGCAAGCGCAGGGAATGACGGGAAACCAAGTCCATTCGTTCAAGCGCGAGTGAATGCAAGAAAGGCCGAAACGGTTGCCCCGGCCATTGTTGGGCTACCAAAAACAAGTGAGTAGTAATGAAAGATAGATTTTCTTACAACGAAGCAGAAGCGGCAGACCCGATTCGTATTGAACAAGTGTTTGCTGAAAAGCCGGGCGGCGGTCTTGTTGTCGAGCCGGGTTTTGATGCTCCCGAAACTACTGCGGTAGGCTTGAACTCCGATGGGAAATATGCGGTAATTAAGTCATACCGTTTGCTTGCTGATGTAGGTGCCGAGGATAGCACTATCAACATAGCCAAAGGAAGCGGTATCGTTTCCGGTGATGTTTTGGGCTATGGTAAAAAAGCGGTTGCTTGTACCAAGGTAGATACATCGGCAAATGATAAAGATGTAGTTACCGTAACTATGGGAGTTGTAATAAAGAAAGGTGAAAGCCTTTATCAAGCAAAAGCGGCCCATGATTCTGCTGCTACACCAATTTATACCCCCGAATACATTCTTGGAAACAAGATTTTCGGCGGCAAGGGTGAACAGCCAGTGCGTCTGATTAATGGCGCAAATGTGAGAAAGGAAACGGCTTGTATCGGTAAGGATATTGAAGCCATGTTACCAACTATTAAATGTGTATAACTATGGGACAGATGAACGCTCCTTTGTTTGACATCGACCAACCCGGTTTGGAGTTGGAAGTCAATTCATACGTGCCCGGTTTAGGGCTTGCATGGCCGCAGCTTTTCCCTCTGAAATATACTCCCAAATTCGACCTTAAAGGAATTGAAGGGGATGAGGGTATTCCCGTATCTGCAGACCGTGTTGCCTTCAACACGAAAGCTCCGAAGAAAACCCGCAAAAAGGTTGGTTCATGGAGCGGTACATTAGGAAAAATTGAGATTTCGCGCGAGAAAGACGAAATTCAGATTAACGAATACAACGACTTGCAGGCCATTGCAGCCGTTAGCGATGACCCATCCACTGCCCAGCATCTTGTTGATATGACTTATGATGATGTGAAGTTTTGCGGTGACGGTATGGATTATCGTGTTGAAATTGACGCAATGCGTATCGGTTCTCGCGGAAAGCAGGTCT